TTGATGGTGGTAAGTTAATTGTTAAGGGTAATGTTGACGCAAGCACTGATGCTCAAGAAGATAACTTCTTATTCAAAGGTATTGCCACTCGTGCATTTACTCGTGCCTTCGCTATTGATGACCACATCGAAGTCAAAAATGCAGAACTGTTCAATGGTATGCTTAAAATTGCTTTGGAGCGTTTGATTCCAGAGGAAAAGAAACCAAAGAAGATTCCAGTTAAATCTGCTGGCAAGAAACAATTACTTACAGAGGAAACATATGCAAAAGCTGCTGAAACTTTGTAAAGATGTGACCAGTGGGCTATATGAAGGTCTCATTATGATGAGAAAACATAAAGCCGACAGGTTCAAAAGATTATGACTAATTGGATCCCAATGACAGATGATGATTGGGATTGGGTAAACGGTAAATCACCGAAACCAACCAAGTAATCATAACAAGCAGGGGGACTTTCGGGTTCCCCTAAATACTTGTTATGATGAAAGCAAAACTATCACCAAACCTAATATCCTTCTTTCTGGTTCGCAGAGGGAATTGGATGCTCAAAGTATCGGTGTATAAGAATAAACAGATTCTAGTTTTTATGCAACACGTATATGACATGGATAAAATTATTATGCAATATTTCCATGATCAAAACCAAGCAGCAGATTTTATTGAATACATGATAGAGGAATAATATGATTAAAGTTTTTAAACTATTGAATGGTGAAGAGATTATTGCCAAGACTACAGATACTGGTATTGGATATACATTATCAGATCCTGCTGCAATTGTAATTCAGCAAACAGATAAAGGTGTTGGCGTTGGACTTGCTCCATACATGCCTTACGCTGAAAGCGACATTACCCTTTACGCTTCTTCTATTGCAACTGAAGGTACTCCATCAAAGAATATGGCGAATGAATATAACCGAATCTTCGGGTCGGGTATCGAGGTCGTTCCTGCCAGTGCTCTAAGCGGACTTCAAATCGTCTCGTAGGACGTGCCAAAACGACCGTAGGGACGTTTTTCGGCTTCAAACAGGGGTTTACCCACCCCTACCTTCCCAACGGCTCTACAGCCCTCTCTCGGGGTCTAAATACTAATAAAAAAGTATTAAAAATCAATGACTTAGGATAACCCTACAAACTGTAGGGTTTTTCAACATTTCGCTTTACTTTAATGTAATCTTGGAGTATAATAGTTGTATAAATGATGAAAAAAGGAAATGATTATGTATAAGTCTAAAGCCCAGTTGCGTATCGAAACCGAAAATGCTGTTAAGAAATTCTTGAAGCAAGGTGGTTCTATTGAGGTTGTAAAATCGCGCAAAGGACCAAAGCTGGTTATGCGTTCCAAAGTTACCAAACAAGCATCCACTGGTACTTCTGGTTTCGCTGTTGGTTTTCCACGTAAGTCGTTCGTTTAATTTTAGGAGATCATAAATGTCTGAATTCAAATCTTGGGAAGAGATGTCTGTGTTGGAACAAATGCAGTGCCAATACTGGGATATGTATAAAGATGCGTATGGTAGTCGCCCTCGTGGTATCGACACCACCGAGTGGACTGAGGAACAATTCATGGCAGAATTTGAAACCCTTGGTAAAGTTATTGAGCGTGAAGAGATCACCCGCAAAGAAAGCGAAGCCAAAGCCATCGTTGACTTTGAAGATCGTGTGTTGAACCTTATGCACACTGGAACCAATCGTGAGCGAGTAATCGCATGGTTGATGGATGCTGAGGGTGCTAATGGCGACTTCGAGTACTTCTGCTTTACGCAGGGTCTTCCTTATGGTTACTTCAGGAAAACCGCATGAGAGTTTTCCAAGAGACCACCAACTGGAAAGAACATAATGTTCCAAACCATATCTACTATACCAGTGATAGCAAAAGCAAAATCTATGCATTCTATAATACGGTAACAGGTGAGATTAAGAAATTCAAAAACCCAATTCGTTGGGATATGAGATATAGAACTTTTAAGGAATTGAAACACAAATGAATATTAATGCACTCTTTAATGACCTCGCTGCCAATCCATCGCGCAATTATAAGTTAGAGAAACTGCGTGAACACCAAGGGCATGAAACCTTGCGTGAAGTAATTCGTTTGGCTCTATGCCCATTTACTCAGTTCTATCAGCGCAAGATTCCTACATATAAATGTGATGGCACTAATGCCAACATTGAATCAATCTTACCTGCGTTGTATGACTTATCATCTAGACAAGTTACAGGTAATGCAGCGATTGAATATCTGCGCATGTTATTGTCTTCACTTAATGAAGATGACGCAAAGGTTCTTGAGCGTATCATTGATAAGAGTTTAGATTGTGGGGTTCAGGTGTCAACCGCCAACGATGTATGGCCAGGATTGATTACCGAATATCCATGTATGTTGTGTAGTCCATTCGAACAGAAGCTGGTTGATAAAATTAATTTCCCTGCTTATGCTCAAATGAAGATGGACGGTATGCGCTTCAATGCTATTGTCCGTGATGGTAAATGTGAATTTAGGAGTAGAAATGGAAAAGAAATCCTCTTATTGGGTAACCTCGAGCAAGAATTTATTGCTCTTGCTGGGTCTATCGATTGTGTGTTTGATGGAGAACTTCTGGTTATGCTTGACGGTGATCATCAGTTTGCTGATCGCCAGACTGGCAATGGAATCTTAAACAAAGCAAACAAAGGGACTATCTCAGCCAAAGAAGCAGCAATGGTTCATGCCACTGTTTGGGATTTGATTCCTTACGTTCAATTCGTTGACGGATATTGCGGTACTCCATACTCAAAACGATTCTCAACATTGGAACAGATTGTAAACAAACAAAAGTCTTTAGATAAAAAGATTTGGACTGTAACATCTTCCATTGTGCAAACTTTAGATGAAGCGCAAGAGATTTTCCAAAGTTATCTTGCAGAAGGTTATGAAGGTATTATCCTCAAAGATGGTAATGGTGTTTGGGAAAATAAACGTGCAAAGCATCAGATTAAATTCAAAGGTGAGTTGGAATGCGATCTTAAGATCGTTGCAATTGAAGAAGGTACTGGCAAATATGCAGGTATGCTTGGTGCAATTGTTTGCGAATCTTCTGATGGCAAGATTAAGGTAAATGTAGGTTCTGGCTTCAATGATTCACATCGCAAGAATCTAGGGAAAGAAATACTTGACAAAATTGTGGCAATCAAGTATAATAGTCGAATAAAGAATAAGTTGGGAGAGGAAAGTTTATTCCTTCCAATCTTTGTTGAAATTCGTGATGATAAAGATATTGCAGATAGTTCAAAGGATATAAAATGAAAGTAGCAATCAATCGTTGTTTTGGTGGGTTTGGTATATCGAATGAAGCATTCGAGAAGTTACTGGACCGTAAAGGTATTGCGTTCGATAAGGTGGAGCCAGAAGAAGGTCGTTCATTCATTGGAGCATCTTACTATGAGGCAGGTTACTCTGGTAGTGATGACCACTACCTAAGTGATTATGAAATGACTCAGGATCGCGGAGATGCAGATTTGATTGCAGTGATTGAAGAAATGGGCGAGAAAGCCAATTCTTGGGCAGCAGATATTGCTATCGTAGAAATTCCAGATGATGTTGAATGGCATATCCATGAATACGATGGACTTGAACACGTAGCAGAAAATCATAGGACTTGGAGTTAATGGCAGATGTGATTATATTTTCTGGTGGTCAGAAGATGCCAGAAGATTATCCAAGGATTCAACGATCTCTTGGACCATATAGAATATCATCTGCTTTACACAAGCATGGTTACAGTTCCACTGTGATTGATAGTATTCAATACCTTTCTCTTGGTGAGATTATTAATTCGTTAGAAAAAGTATTAACACCAGAAACATTATGGGTTGGCATATCGTCATCATTCTTATATGATCCAGAAGCAAAAAGATTTGGATTGGAGAGAATGTATCAGAATATCTCATACAGCACAATCAGAACCATATATGAATTTGTAAAAACAAACAGCAATGCCAAGATTGTGTTCGGTGGAGCAAGAGCACTACAAGCGCACTCAGATCCTTTAGTTGATTATTATGTTGCTGGTTATGGGGATAATTCAATAATTGAATTGACTGATTTTCTTTCTGGTAAAATACCAGAATTAAGTAATAAAACACTAATCAACATTGATGGTAGTGAACGTGTGCTCATTGACTCTGGTAAATATCCAGAACCACAAATGAACAACTTAGATACGTTTTGGAATAAAAAAGAATTTAATCTTTTACCGAATGAGGCAGTGCCAATTGAATTTGCTCGTGGTTGTATATTCAAATGTAAATTTTGTAATTATCCACTTCTAGGTAAGAAGAAGGGTACTTACATTAGAGATATGGATCAAGTTAAAGATGAGATGATTCAATTATGGGAAACAAATGGGACTGACTCGTTTTACATAACAGATGATACATTCAATGATGATAATGATAAGATGGAAGCGTTCCATAAAATGTTTACATCATTACCATTCAAACCAAAATTTGCAGCCTTCCTAAGATTAGATTTGATTGATAGATTCCCCCACCAAGCAGATTTACTTCTTGAATCGGGATTGATTGGTAACTTCTTTGGTATTGAATCCTTCAATCATAAAAGTGCACAGGCGATCGGTAAAGGATTGCATCCAAATAGAGTCAAAGACAGATTAAACTGGGTTCGTGAAAAGTGGAATGGTAAAGTTAATACAACTGTTGGTTTGATTGTAGGCTTACCATATGATAATGAAAAATACTTTCAAGAGTTGGATACTTACTTGAGTTCTTCTGAATATCCTGCTCAGAAAACAGTAATAAATCCCTTACACATATTTGACAAAAGTAAAGGGGTAAATCTTTATGGATCTGAATTCTCTATGAATGCAGAGATATATGGATATAAATTTGATTCTATGGGTAAGTGGTATCATGAAGAACAGAATTTTAATTTTGACACAGTTAGTAATGTAGCAAATTATTTCGGCAATAAACTGTATGAAAAAAATATGGTGTCAAGTTTTGAAGTATTAACATATATGAATATTGGTATTCCACTAGAAGACATATTAAAATATACTGAAGTACAATTACAAAAGATGTATAATATTCCAGAATTGAATAATAAAAAACTTACTATGTATAAACAAATGATTGGGGCAATATAATGAGACGTGAACTTGATGAAGCACTCTGTGCAAAGTATCCGCTAATCTTCAAAGATCGAAATGAGAATATGCAACACACAGCCATGTGCTGGGGATTTGAATGTGGTGATGGATGGTATAATATTATCGATACTCTTTGTGGTCTATTGACTTCTGAATATCGTGGTGCAAAAAATCGTTATGAACATCTTCTAGAAACAGGTGTTGGTAATGTTCTTTATGGAACAAAAACAGTAACGCAAGAAGAACTTGATAAAGCAAAAGCAAAACTCGATGAAGAAACTCTGAAGGTCCCAGTTGCTGTTCAAATAAAAGAAAAGTTCGGTGGACTTCGTTTCTATGTTCAAGCTGCGACTGATAAACACTACAGCTATATTAGTTTCGCAGAGTCTATGAGTTATCGAACTTGCGAAGAATGTGGTGCTCCAGGTAAGACTTATACTGATGGTTGGCATCGAACTCTTTGTGATATCCACGCAGAGATGGATGGTCGTGAAGAAGTATATGCATCTGATGAAGGAGACGAATGATGTTTTATGGTAAAGAATCTATTGAAAAAAACTTTGATGTTCTCCTACAGAAATTAGGACAACAAGAATTGTTTTTGTTTGAACCAATGCCAAGTTATAAAAACACTGAAAAGTGGACAGACGAATTTCGTATTCGTGATGGTCATACTAAACTTGCTGATGGCACTTGGGTTACTATTCACAAAGTAAATGACTGGGTTGAGAAAATGAAACAAGATACTCTTGAAGTGTATGACAACTATCAAGATTCTCTAAGAAAGAATAGATTGCTTATTCAGAAGAATCGTGAGATGGAATATGGATTGCGAGTTGCTGAAAAAGCATTAAAGAATTCGCTGGAATTAACTAAGGAGATGAGTGATGAGTGATAAAGTATGGGTAATGGTTGAATGTATTTCTACCTTTCGTGAGCGATATGTTATTGAAGCACCAAAAGATCATCCTGAATATGCTTTAGATGATGTAACAATGGAGCGTCCAAAAGAATTCTCACAGAAGTGGCTTGGTGAAACTATTGTAAGCCATCGAGTAGTTTCCACAATGGAAGCATTAGATATCTGTGATATTGATAATGATTATTGTTCTGATTGGACTGACGAACAAAAGATTCGAACTTTCTTTACTAAAGATGGCGAAACGAGGGACTTTTAATGTTTATTTTTGACGTAGAAACTTTGGGTGTTGAATCAAATGCAGTTATCCTTTCAGCTGCATTGATTCACTTCGATCCAGAGAAGCGTCCAACATATCAAGACCTGTTAGATAATGCTTGCTTTGTTAAGTTGAATGCAAAAGATCAAGCAAAACGTCTTGGACGTACTGTGGATGTTGGGACACTTGAGTGGTGGTCAAATCAACACGAGTATACTCGCAGTGTATCATTTGATGCAAACTCAACTGACCTTTATGCAGAAGATGCAATCAAAGAGTTGCATAACTATATGAACAAGTTCATTAATGCAAATGGTCAGACTATGTGGGCACGAGGTTCTCTTGATCAAATGGCAATTGATTCCCTTGCTAAAAAACTTGACATGCAACCAATTACAGGGTATAATATGTGGAGGGACGTTAGAACTGCTGTTGATTTAATGAGTGGCGGAACTAATGGTTATTGTGATGTGAACCATCCTCTATTTGAACGAGCCCAAGTTATTAAACACCACCCTGTTCATGACTGTGCTCTTGATGCTATGATGTTAATGTATGGAAAGTCTTAATGGAATTTTATACTTCGGTACACCCGATTGGAGATCGAATCTTCATTCGTGGTGTTGAGAATGGTAAACGATACCAACGCAAACTAGATTTCAGCCCAACACTTTATGTAACTTCAAAGAAACCCTCCAAGTGGAAGACACTGGAGGGATCATTCGTTGATGAAGTGAATCCTGGATCTATTAAAGATACCAGAGAATTCATTAAACGATATGAGGGTGTTGAGGGGTTTGATGTTTATGGTAACTCAAACTATGCATATCAATACATCAGCGATAACTATTCGCATGATGTCAATTGGGATATGGAACAGATTAAAGTGTTCACCATCGACATTGAGACTGCCACAGAAAATGGATTCCCAGACATCCGTGCAGCAAATGAAGAAGTTCTTCTAATCACAGTCAAAGAATTAGCAACTAAACGGATTATTACTTTCGGTAGTAAAGCGTATGTTAATCCACGTGAAGATGTAATCTATGTTAATTGTAAAGATGAACACAATCTTCTTACGCAATTCCTAGAGTTTTGGTCTAAGAGCCATCCTGATGTTATCACTGGTTGGAATACTGACTTTTTCGATATGCCATATCTCATTCGTAGGATTGAACGTGAACTTGGTGATGGTGAATCCAACAAATTAAGTCCATGGGGATATGTCAATGAGCGTAAGACTTTCATCAAAGGTAATGAAGAGATTCACTACGATATCGTTGGTATTGCTCAGTTAGATTATCTTGAATTGTATAAGAAATATACATATTCTAAACAAGAATCATATCGCCTTGACTATATCGCTGGCGAAGAACTTGGTGATAAGAAGAAAGTAAATCCAGGCGATTCATTCAAAGATTTCTACACCAATCACTGGCAACAATTCGTTGACTATAACATTCATGACGTAGAGTTGGTTGACAAGTTAGAAGATAAGATGCGTTTGATTGAACTGCATTTGACCATGGCGTATAATGCTAAGATTAATTTCGAGGATGTTTATTCGCAGGTTCGTATGTGGGATACGATTATCTATAACCATTTGCGTAAGAAGGGTATTGTTGTTCCAGCAAAGTCTTACTCTGGCAAAGATGCTCAGTTTGAAGGTGCTTATGTTAAAGATCCAATCGTTGGTTTACATAAATGGATGGCATCGTTTGACTTGAACTCATTGTATCCGCATTTGATTATGCAGTATAACATTAGTCCTGAGACTTTGACTTCAGAAAAGATTAGTGTCACTGTTGATAAACTTTTGAATCAAGAGATTGATACTACATATGTTAAACAACGAGATCTTGCTTTGACTGCCAATGGCTGGACTTATACCAAAGAGTTTAAGGGGTTCATGCCTGAGTTGATGGAAAAGATGTATGTTGACCGAAGCAAGTTTAAGAAACAGATGCTGAAGGTTCAACAGGAATATGAGAAAGATAAATCTCAGAAACATCTACTCAAGGATATCTCTCGTTTAAATAATCTGCAGATGGCCATGAAGATTGCGTTAAACTCAGCTTATGGTGCTATGGGTAATCAATACTTCCGCTACTTCGATATTCGTATGGCTGAGGGTATTACAACTTCTGGTCAGTTGTCCATTCGTTGGATGGCAAACAAGTTGAATGCATTCATGAACAAGACTCTCAAGACTGAGGATAAAGATTATGTAGTTGCGATCGACACTGACTCAATCTATCTTACTCTTGAAACATTGGTTGAACAAACCTGTGTTGGTAAGACTGATGAGCAGAAGATTAAGTTTATGGATAAGATCTGTGAAGATGTTTTCCAGCCATTCATTGATAGTGGTTATCAAGAACTTGCTGACTACATGAATGCATATAGTCAGAAGATGCAGATGAAGCGTGAGGTCTTGGCAGACAAAGGTATCTGGACTGCTAAGAAAAGATATATTCTTAATGTTCATAATTCGGAGGGTGTTCAGTATGAGAAACCTAAGATTAAAGTTATGGGGCTGGAGATGGTCAAGTCTTCTACGCCAGCGGTTATTCGTGACAAGTTGCGAGATTCGATTGAGGTTATTCTTAAAGGTAATCAAGCCGATCTTCAGAACTATATCATGGAATTTAGAAAAGAGTTTGATAAACTTCCGATTGAAGAGATTGCGTTTCCTCGTGGTGTAAATGGTATGAAACAGTACGCTGGTTCGCCTATCTATTCTAAGGGTACTCCGATTCATGTTCGTGGTGCATTATTGTTTAATCACTATGTAAAGAAGAAGGGTCTTGATAGAAAGTATCAGCCGATTCGTGATGGTGATAAAATTAAATTTGTCTATGTTCGTAAACCAAATCCGTTTCAAGAAGATGTTATTGCGTTTAGTCAAGAGTTGCCAGCAGAGTTTGAATTGAACTCCTACATAGATTATGATAAGATGTTTGAGAAAGTATTCCTTGATGCTCTTCAGATTGTAATTCAACCACTAGGTTGGTCTACATCGGAGCAAAGTTCGTTGGAGGATTTCTTTGGCTAATATTCGCATCATTAAAACTGGAATCAATGTTTCAAAGATTGTGAAACAATTGAAGGAACACCCAACTGATTGGGGTTCACAAAAAAGTATAGAGAACGCAGGTTCTTTGATTGATAGAGGGTTTGCTGATTTACCAGTAGATGCATTACAATTAGTAATGGGTGGTGTAGAAAAAGCAGAAGACTTTGTTGGTGATAGTGAGATTTGTATTCCAACCCCTGCTATAAAACATCATACTGAAGTTGTAGGTTTTATGAAGCGGAATTTCAAGAAGTTTAGTCGATGTGGATTCCTTTCGCTTCCAGTTGGTGGTCATGTTGGTTTACACATTGATGAGGGGACTTACTATCTTACACGAGATCGTTACCATTTATCCATTCTAGGAAGATATAGATATTTTGTAGGTGATGAGTATGTAGATGTTGAACCTGGAACATTACTTTGGTTCAACAATAAGTTAAAGCACGGAACTGAGAACACTGGCGATTGCACAAGGATTACATTTGTCTTTGATGTTCCACATTCGAAAAATAATCCATAGGAGAATATATGAAAGTTTTAAAATTTTACGCAGAGTGGTGTGGACCATGCAAAGGTCTAGCAATGACATTTAAGTCTATTGAAGATCAGATTAAGTTTCCAATCGAGAACATTAATATTGATGAGGAACTAATGACCTCAGTTGAGTTTGGTGTTCGTTCTGTTCCAACTGTTATCCTTATTGATGATAACAACGCAGAAGTTAGACGTCATGTTGGCGCAATGACTGAATCCCAATTGTTAGATTTCCTAAAGGTATAATATGAGCATCCTAGACAAAATTAAAAAGAATTCCACTATCAAAGACTCTGCGATTCTTTCTGAATCAAAGTTCTTTAAGAAGAAGGATATGATTCCTACTTCTGTTCCAATTATCAACGTAGCCCTTTCGGGTCGCCTTGATGGTGGACTTACTCCAGGTATTACTATGTGGGCTGGTCCATCGAAACACTTTAAAACTGCTTTCAGCTTATTGATGGCAAAATCTTACTTGGACAAATATCCAGATGCTGCTTTACTTTTTTACGATTCTGAGTTCGGTACTCCTCAGTCTTACTTTGATACTTTCGGAATCGACACGAAGCGTGTTGTGCACACTCCCCTTACCGATGTAGAACAATTGAAGTTTGACATTATGCAACAGTTGTCTAATGTTGAACGTGGTGACCATTTGATTATTGTTATTGATTCAATTGGTAATCTTGCGTCAAAGAAAGAAGTTGATGATGCCATGGAAGGTAAGTCTACTGCGGATATGACTCGAGCAAAACAAATGAAGTCTTTGTTCCGTATGGTAACACCCCATTTGAACTTGAAGGATATTCCTTTGGTTGTTGTTAACCACACTTACATGGAGATCGGTTTGTTCCCGAAAGCCATCGTTGGTGGTGGCACTGGTGCAATGTATTCTGCGGATAACGTATATATTCTTGGTCGTCAACAAGAGAAAGAAGGAACAGAGATTGTTGGTTACAACTTTATCATTAACGTAGAGAAGAGTCGTTATGTTAAAGAAAAATCAAAGATTCCTGTCAATGTTACTTTCGATGGTGGTCTAAGCAAATGGTCTGGCTTGTTAGATGTTGCTTTGGAATCAGGACATGTTATCAAACCAAGCAATGGTTGGTATCAAAAGGTTAACAAAGAAACTGGTGAGATTGATGAGAAGAAATATCGTATCAAAGATACTGACTCAAAAGATTTCTGGTTGCCAATTCTTACAAGTAAATCTTTCTATGATCACATCAAGAACAAATATTCAATTGGTCAAGGTGAGGTAATGATGCGCGATGACCTTGACGATGCACTTGAGGCTCTAGAATTCGATGAGTGAACATCTTGCGAAACCTCCATTCGTTGTAGTTGAGAATCGCAAAACAGGAGTTGACGCAATAAAGTTGACTTCTGGACCATATTCAGGTATAATTTATACTTACGGTAAGGTAAGGTTTGAGGAACAAGAAGATGATACTTGCAAACTTTGCTTTGAGTATGAGGTTCTAGAAAATGAACAAGAGTATGTCGCTGAAGAGTTTGAACACTACATCGGCGACTTACTTCAGTTTATTATGATGGATCAACTACAGAAAAATAATATTACTTACACTGGCGGAATTGATGAGAATTGAAACAAAGATTTTAAGTAATCTTGTATATGATGAACAGTATTGTCGTAAAGTAATTCCCTTTATTAGAACTGATTATTTCTCTGAAAGAAAAGAAGCAATCCTTTCTAAGATTATTGTGGAATTCTTTACGAAGTATAACAAACCATTAACCAAAGAGATCCTATCAATTGAGGTAGGAAACCGAACTGATATCAACGACAAAGAACTTGCTGAGATTAATAATTATGTAGATACGATGACTCATGAGGAAGTTAATGAGTCATGGATGTTGGAACAAACAGAGAAGTTCTGTAAAGATAAGGCAGTCTATAATGCAATTTTACACTCGATCCGAATCATTGATGGCGGAGATAAAGTTAACACCAAAGATTCCATACCTTCTATCCTTTCTGATGCTCTTGCCATCTCTTTCGATAATCACGTTGGTCACGATTACATCGAAGACAGCGATGCTCGTTATGACTATTATCACCGCATTGAAGAGAAGGTTCCATTCGACCTAGACATGTTCAACAAAATCACCAAAGGTGGTTTGTCCAAGAAAACTCTTAACATTGTTCTGGCTGGTACTGGTGTTGGTAAGTCTTTGTTTATGTGTCACGTTGCAGCTGGAGTATTGACTCAAGGTAAGAACGTGCTTTACATTACTATGGAAATGGCTGAAGAACGTATCGCTGAACGTATCGATGCGAATTTGTTGAACCTTACCATGGATGAATTGAAAGTCATTGATAAAGATATCTTTGATAATCGTATTAAGAAGATCTCTAGTAAAACTCAAGGTAAATTAATCGTCAAGGAATATCCAACTGCTGGCGCACACGCTGGTCACTTTAGAGCATTGCTTGAAGAGTTGAAGTTGAAGCGTGAGTTTCTTCCTGATATTATCTTCATTGACTATCTTAATATTTGCGCAAGTCAGCGAATGAAGCAAGGTGGAAGTATTAACTCTTATACATATATTAAGTCCATCGCTGAAGAGTTGCGTGGTTTGGCAGTAGAATATAATGTTCCGATTGTTTCAGCCACACAAACTACTCGAAGTGGATTTACAAATAGCGATCCAGGTTTGGAAGATACTTCTGAATCATTTGGATTACCTGCCACTGCTGACTTAATGTTTGCGTTAGTTTCAAATGAAGAACTTGAACAGTTGAATCAAATTATTGTGAAGCAATTGAAGAATCGTTATAACGATCCTAGTTATTATAAGAGATTTGTTATTGGTGTTGATAGAGCAAAGATGAAGTTATATGATGTTGAAGCGTCTGCTCAAGTAGGATTGTCTGATGCTGGACAAGTTCAAGATGATGTACCTATGTTTGATAAGAGCGAATTTGGTAAACGACAAAAAGCAGAAGCATTCAGTGGATTTAAGTTTTAGGAGAAAAATATGGTTAAGGTAATTGTAGCTGAGCAAAAACACAATTGTGAACATCTTCTTGGTAAGTTTGTTGATGAATCACATTATGATCATCTTATTGAAGAAGATACTGATGTTTATATGCCACCACAAATGGGTGAAGATCCCATTTCAGAAAAACGAATCGTATTGAAGTTTCGTAAGAATTATTTTAGTAAAGAACAACAAGATGCTGCATATGTCGGACTTAGAGAAGCAGCTATTCGCACAGAGAATCGTGGACTTGCTTCTGGTATCAAAGATGGCATTATGGCCACCTCAGAAGGACGTGAATGGGTTACAAACTACCAACAAGAAATGATGGAGCAGTTGCTTAAGAATCGTAACTCATCTCTCGACAACGAAGATGTAATTGATTCTATTCGTGCGAAATACCCACGTGAAGTAGATAAGAAGATGGCTGGTGGTTCTGGAAAGAACAACGTATGGGTAATCTCTCGTTTCCGTGGTAAGTTTGATTTTGAAGCATGGCTTGATTCAATCAAAGGAATGAGTCGTCAAGAAAGAGCAACTGCCACTGAAGAAGTTTTAAAGATGGTCAGCACAACTACCTATGGAACTGCAGTAAACTCTGGTATCGCTGGTTGGTTTGATCGTTATCCACGTATTCCTTATGGTCGTGCTACTTCTTATACACGTGACAACTTTGATAAGTTTCAAATGTCATACCCATTCCTACAGAATCTTGCCAAAGGTTTCAAAGATTTATTGCCATGGCGTTTTAATAATCAAATGGAAGCTGCATCAAAACTAGATCCAAGATTCCTTGTTCCTGGAACTCCATTTACAACTATCACTGTTAATAAAACATTTAGAACTGCTGCACATTACGATGCAGGTGATTTAAATGAAGGACTATCTAATCTACTAACACTATCAAATGATAGTAGATATACTGGCGGATATTTGATTGCGCCTGAGTATCGTGTTGCAGTAAATGTAAGACCTGGAGATTTGTTATTGATTAACAACCATGAAGTTATGCATGGTAATACTGAGATTAAATGTGAAGAAGGTTCTGAACGTGTATCATTGGTATGTTACTTCCGTGAAAAGATGTTAGAACTTGGTTCTTTTGAATATGAAGACACTCGATATAACTTTGTTGAATCTCGCAGATTAAATAAAGAACATCCTCTATGGAAACCATTATGGAATGGCGTTTCTGAAGCGATGTGGGATAGTCAAGAGTGGTATGATTACTGTGAACAGAAACTTGGTCGTGAAGAACTTCTTAAGTATCATCCAGAAGCCAATGCTTCTTCACTTGAGGAATTCTTTTAATGAAATGGAAGATAGAACCAATATTTCCTTCTCCACTTTATATTGGAGAAGATCTTAATATTACTGATGATGAAATAAATTATGTCAAATCATGTTCTACTATTCCACTAAACCATGGAAATAATATAGTATCAAAAGATGATCATATTTTAGATAAAATACCAATTTTAAAATCTGAAATACAAAAACATTTAAAAAAATATTTAGATATAATCTTATGTCCTGCTGAACCAATAGAATTAGTATTAACACAATCATGGTTAAACGAAAATAATACTGATTCATTTAGAGCACCACATATTCACACGAATAGTTTTTTATCTGGTGTTGTTTATATTAGTGATTATTTAACACCAATTACATTTCATAAAAATATACAACAAATAAATTGGCTTGATATTGAACCCTCAAACTTTAATGAGTATAATTCTTTTAGGTTTACTCAAGATGTAACTAAAAATATGCTCCTTATTTTCCCATCAAATATGCAGCATTCTGTTGAAATAAATGAATCAAGTAATCAACGATTGAGTATAGCATTTAATACTTTTATAAAAGGTACTATTGGGGTAAAAGAGAGAATGACTATATTGGAGATAAAATAATGTGTAGCGTCATTGGTGTTTTGATTCAGAATCCTACTTCCAAAGATTTTGAATCTATCCGTAAAGTATTTCTTGAGTCAAAGATTCGAGGAATGCACGCAACAGGTTTATCTTATATCAAAGATGGTAAAATAATCACTGTTAAGGAAGCAGTTCCTGCTGATAGGTTTGTTCATTTAGATAATTTAGAGGAGATGGTTAATGATGATGGGAATCTTTACCTTATTGGTCATTGTAGATATAGCACTAGCGATTTATTGTATAACCAGCCGATAGCAAATGAAGAACATTCTATTGTTCACAATGGGGTTATCACTCAAGAACTAGCAGAGAACTGGGATAAGATATTCAACTACAAATGTGAAACTAAGAATGATTCAGAATTAGTATTGCATTCTGAATCACCTCTTGAAGAATATCTAGATGCATCAATGGCAGTTTGTGAATTGACTTCAGATAAAAAACTTCTTGCGTATCGTAATGGTAAACGTCCATTATATTTGACTTCTTTGACGAATGGAGTTATAATTACTTCTACTGCGGATATCCCTAAACGTGCAGGTATTAAAATGCCAGCAGTTGAAGTACCAATGAATACATATATTACATTTGATGAACTGATGACAATGAATGTTGATGTTGTTAAAACAAATAAATCTGATTTGCAGAAAGTAGATTATGAAACTGAAACCTTATCCAACTGATAAATTTACTTACGGAATGGAAATAGAGTGGGGTGATGTTCCTCGCTCTTTTTCAATTCCAGAACATCTCGGCACTTGGGAATATTCAGAGCGAGATATTATTAACTTAAGAGAGCCATATCAATATGTCTGCGCTGATCCACTTGGTGAAAATCCTCCAGTCGGTGGGGAGATTAATACTAAACCGACTAAGACTTGGGAAGAACAAGTTGATCGATATTTTGAACTTCAAAAACTATTCACAGAGAATGGTACTCCACCTACAATTGGTGCTACTGCTCATACACACATTCATTGTCGTGTGCCTAATCTACGTAATGATATCGATGCGCTAAAGCGTCTTACCAAATACATTAAAGAAAATCAACACGATACAGTTGAGAATGTATATGGTTACTTTGAGCATAATCAAATGAAAGGTGCCAAGGGAGCAAAAATGTATTTGAAGTTTGATGGTGGAAGAACTCTACCTGATTACATGGCAGATAATATTATGAACCTAGCAACAGACTTTGATTCATTCATTAAGATGCATGCTGCAGGTAAAGATGGTGTATCGATGGGTCGCCCATTCCGTTATGCTATTAACATGTATGCGTTAAAGCATATTGATACAGTAGAGTTTAGATTATTCCGTGGCACATTAGATCGTAAAGAACTTGAATCATGTTTCCGTTTTGTTCAAGACTTTCTTGACGCAGCATTGAATGATGGTCAAAGTGTTATTGAATTAATTTCAAATAATCATTATACATTTCCTCCAATGATTTGGGATCTTCATCAATTCATTGGTTGGGAGAAAACCAAACATCCAGAAGATCGTGGAGAAAAGGTAAGAACATATGTTGAAGTTGTCTAAGTGTTCACGTGCTGAATTTATTTCAGCAATAAGCACTGAGAAGGAAGACAATTTCGCTAAAACATTTGTTGCCAAAGCAGATATGCAAGACCAATGGGATTATTGTATTGGCGCATATGATGGAACTGAATTAACTGCTGCAATTATTACCACAATATCAAAGACAAAACCTCACGTTGCAAACCTACAACTCTTGCATACTTTTGTAAAGCATAGAGGTAAAGGTTCGGCTCGATTACTATGCGAGGATTCGTTAAAACGAGCCAGAGGTAATGGTGCAACTTACTTCAGGGTATCCTCTGAGAAAGATGCGGTAGGTTTTTACGAGCGTCTTGGGTTTAAGTTTTGGGGAGCCCAAAAGAGCGGATGCTCCCTATCAGTGTTTAGAATAGGGGGAAATACCTTCTTAGAGGGCGACTACGACCTCTCCGACACGACTATCAATAAAGCGGTCAACCGTAAGGGTAAAGGTGGCTGTACGACCCTCTACGACCTTGCAAACACCCAAAATAGAGTCAAAATAGAAGATTTTTGAGTCAAATTTCGCTTTACTTTTATTCAGATTTAAGGTATAATAATTAGATGGATTATAGACTTCCACAGAACAATAGAGAAGCGTTTATTCGCTGGTACGCATGGTCATTAAAATATGATGACTGTGACCCAGCTGTTTGGTGTACGAACTATCTGAATAAGCGTTACGAGCATAATGATGAACAACGTCTTTGGCTTGCTTGGCTTTATGGCAACACTTATCAACTACCAACTGCGTGGGTATTGATGAATGAGTTTCCTGATTATGAATTGGCAACAGTTGATAGAATTACGCAATGGAACGCAACAAACTATAAACGATTACGTTACCAAACTGATACCAAGTGGAACAAGGGGCATCTCCCTGCCATGTTTGCTTCATATCAACAGTTTATTGGTAATAGAACACAACGAGAAAGAATGGAAGGGTTTTATGGAGATAATGAAGAAGCAAACTTTGATGCTTTGTGGGAAAGCATTAAGTCTGGGTTGCATAAGTTTGGTCGCTATTCCACTTGGTTTTATCTTCAGCATCTTAAGCATACCGCTGGTATTCGCATCAGCCCTACTAGTCTCATGTTGGATGATTACGATGGCTCTCGCTCTCATCGTAATGGATTACTTTGCGCCATTGGGAGACAAGACGATATGGATAGAAAACTCACTGGAAGCGAGTATGCGTCTCTTGAGTCAGAAGCCAGATCTATTCTCGAAGAAACAAAGAGTAGATTCCCAGATTTGGAAACGCAAATAGATTTCTTTACAATGGAAACCTGTTTATGTTCTTTCAAGAAAATATTTAGAGCGCATCATGGTCGTTACCTTGGATATTACCTAGATCGTCAGGCTGAA